TTTGTAGTATCGGGGATAGATAATCCAAGTCCTATAAATGTAGATTTAAAATCTGATATATTAGAGGGTATAACATTAAAGGACTTCCAGTTAGAAGCGATTAAAGCAGCTATTGATAATAGGGTAGGTATAGTTGTATGTCCTACTTCAGCTGGTAAGACTGAGATAATGCTAGCTACCTTCAAGACACTATTAAATCTTAAAATAATAAATACCGGTATTTTTATAGTTCCTTCAATTCAATTATTAAATAATTTCTATGATAGAGCTTTAGCAAGGGGGATCTCTTCAGAAGATATAGGTTTGATTTATGGTAAAAAGAAGGAATTCAAGGGTAAGAAACTTTACATAGCGGTTATAAATAGTTTTTACTCAGCTTTAAAAAACAAAGTTAAAGATGCAACAGAGTTATTAGAGCAGTTAAATTTTGTAGCGTTTGATGAGGGACATCACATAAAGAGTATGATGAGTAGTGATATCTTCATTAAATCAAATAAAGCTTCTTTTAATCTTTGTTTCACAGGTTCTCCATTTAGCGGTTCATCTATAGCTAAAAGTTATGCTGATAGTTTAGTTTACTGTATTACAGGTGGTCCTATTTATGAGATAGGGTATGACAAAGTATATGATTCAGGTCTTACTTCTAAGCCATATTATACCTTTGTTCCTATCAAGGGTAAGATGAGTAAGACAAAAGCTCCTTACATAAACATATATAATAAGTATATTTTAAATAATGAAGAAAGAAACAACATAGCTGTTAATATTACTAAGTGGTTAGTAACTAATGGTATAAGTGTTTTGATTTTAGTTCAAAGATTAAATCATGCTAATATTTTGTTATCAAGTTTACAGACTTCTAGAGCTATTGCGGTGTTTGGAGCAAACACATCAGTTACATATTCTAATGGTCTTCTAAGGGAAGAGAGCATTGATTACTCATTATTCAAAGAAGATTTTAAAAGTGGGAAATACGATATAATAATAGGATCTCAAGTATTAGATGAGGGGTTTGATTTATCTGAGATTGGTGCAGTCTTAATGTTAGGTGGTGGCAAGTCTAGGATAAAGCAAGTTCAACGGATAGGGAGAGGTTTAAGGAAAAAACAAAGTGGTAAAAATGTAGTATATTTATTTGATTTTAATGATAATACGCATGTATTTTTATATTCTCAGGGTGTTAAAAGAAAAAAAGTTTATGATGAGATTGGAATAGAAAGTATTTCATTAGAAAGTATGAAAAGTATGATTGTTGAGGATAGTTTAATTAAAATAGAAGAGAATGAAAATTTATATAATAAATGGAAAGATGTATCTGTTAAAATTACTAATTTAAAATCAATGTTTCTTGGTTGCACTCTTAGTAACTTTAGATATCTAGAGAATAAGCTTGAATTTGAAAAGTTAAAAATAGAATTTGAAGATGCTTTTAATGAATCATTAAAAGTTTTTGGTGAGTAATGAAGTTTTTAAAATTTGATAAGGATAAAGATAGTACTAGTCTTTATTTTGAGATTGATGAAAAGTTTATGGCTAAGTTTGAGTTTAGGAATGATCTATTTCATGCATATAAGTATGAAAAATTAGGAGAATGTGGTTTTGGCAGAGAGGTAGGAAGGTATCAATCTGAGGTAATGCCAAATGCAAAAGAAATAAATAATATTTTAGATAGCATGTAACTCACCCTTTAGTTTAAAGCGTTTTAATAGTTGGGGGGTAGTTATGTTTGATCTTTCATCGTCTATTAAAACAGGTAAGTCAGAAGAGGTTAGGATCCATTGTCCGTTTTGTGAGTCTAGGGGACAGAGTAAAGATACCAAATATAAAATGTATGTTAACACTAGAAAAGCAGTAGCACATTGTTTTAGGTGCGGTTATTCGAAGCATAATATTTTCAAGGATGAGTTACCTGTAGTGGAGATATCAAATGATTTTTCTAAATTAGAGTGTGCTCTATCGAATTTATTTTCAATTAGAAAAATACCCAGCTATGATTTAGAGAAAATATCGTGGAAACTTTCAAAAGAAAAAACTCCTATTGCATATAAATATATGGTTGCTAGAGGCTTTAATGATACAGATATAAGCAAGTATGATTTGAGAGTAGGTAGGGATTATTTAGAAGAGGGTACAACAGTAAAAAAGTGGTCTGGAAGAGTTCTTTTCCCCTATAAGGATACAGGTGGTGAGGTCTTATTTGTAGTAGGTAGATCTTATGCAGGGAAAAACCCCAAATACCTCAACAGCAAGGGTGATAGATCACATGCTGTATACGGTTTAGCTGATGTTACTGATGGTGTAGCAGGCATATGTGAGGGTATTATAGATGCGATAGCTTTTAAAAGAGCTACAGGCATTCCAGGTGTGTGTGGGCTGGGTAAAGAATATACAGAGGTTCAAATACAAAAGATTGCATCAAAATGCCATACAGTGTATGAGTCGTTAGATGGCGATGTTGACGTATCACTTAGGGTTAAGTTGTGTATGAAGTTTTTAAATTATGGGGTGAAGGTTAAAAATATAAATCTTCCAAATGGCGAAGATCCTAGTAGTTTTTCCCATAACTTAAACAACATGGTTAATAATGCTAAAGATTTTAATCCTACTGATTACTTATTTAAGGTTTAAAAGCGTTTATTAGGAGAGGCAAACATGAAAGTTTCTTTATCAAAAAAAGAAGTAGAACTATTCTGTCTTAGATTTTATTTGATTTTATGCAAATCAGGAATCAAGACATTTGGGAATATTGTTAGAGGTTCAGATTGTATAACGTTGAGTTCCAAAGGAAAGTCTTAAAATTATTTTGCACGAATATTAGTTTTGCTATAGCGCATGGGTCTTACATAAAAAGGGATTATTTTGACGACCAAAATTTGAGGATAATTTTTGATATAGCTAAGAATTTTATCTACTCATATAATTCCGAAATCTCACAAGAAGACATGACAACTAAGATTGATTCTTATTCAATGTCGCATGGTTTTTCTACAGATCAACTTAAATTATTAAATGATGAATGCAAGTATGTTTACAGGGCAACTATATCATCAGAGCCTTATATTAAGGATGAGTTATTAAAGTTTTGTAGGAAGCAAGAGATGAAAAAGGCTTTGTTCAAAGCATATGAGTTATTAAAGGAAGATTCTGAGAGTGATAAATCTTATGAGCAAGTAGTATCTATGTTTGATAATGCAGTATCAGTAGGTATGGGTGCAGATCTAGGGTATGAGTTTGATGACTTGTTAGATTTACCTGTTAGATATAATGAGAGATATAATAAGGATACTTTAGTAACAACAGGGTTTCCTACTTTTGATGAGGCTATAATGGGAGGTATGGGACCAGGGGAGCTTCATGTCTTTGCATCGGTCCCCAAGGGGGGTAAGTGTCTAGCTAAGGGTACTAAAGTCATTATGTTTGATGGTTCTCTTAGATCGGTAGAAGATATAAAGATAGGCGATCAGTTAATGGGGGTTGATTCTACTCCAAGAAATGTAATTAGTTTGGGTAGTGGTGTAGACGTTCTTTATAGAGTCAAACAAAATTATGGCAAAGATTATGTTATAAATAGTTGTCATATTTTATCTTTAAAAAAATGTGATACTAAAGAAATAGTAGATATTAGTGTTACTGATTATTTAAAAAGTTCTAATTGGTTTAAGAGTAGACATAAGGGATTTAAGGTAGGAGTAGAGTATCAAGCTAGAGATGTTAATATAGACCCTTATTTAGTAGGGGTTTTAGCATGTTCAAATAAGAGCAAAAATGTAGCATATATTAAAAGCTCTAAGATGCTTAAGGAAGTTATAAGTTTAGTTATCGAAGCAGGCTTATCATATAAGATAAAACAGCAGAAAAATGATAATTATAAGTTAACCTTGGTACATCCTAAAAATGACAGGATACCTATAAACTTTTTTAATGTTCATTTTGAATTTCTATTTCAAAGAACAGGCAAATCCATCCCAGAGGAATATTTATTAAATACATCAGAAGTAAGATTAAAATTATTAGCTGGGTTATTAGATTGTAATTCATATACTAGTATAAATAACATCGCACTTTTTACTTGTAAGCATTTAAAAGTCTGTGAGCAGGTTATAAGACTTTCAAGATCTTTAGGATTTAAATGCAATTTCATAGCAGCAAAAAATAAAATTTATAGAATTGTAATAGGTGGTGACCTTAGCAAAATACCTTTTTTAAGACCTGATGCATTTTTAATTAAAAAATCTAGTAAAGATGTAAATGTTACTGGCATTAATATAGAGCATGTCGGTGTAGGTGAATATTATGGTTTTGAGTTAGATGGTGATGGAAGATTTTTATTAGAAGATTTTACAGTAACACATAACACTACATTTGGAGCTGTGTTAGGAGCTAATGCTTTAGCAACAGGTAAGACAGTTTATCATGCTACATTAGAGATAAAAAAAGATGATCTTCTTTTAAAATATGCAGCTGCGATAACAGGTTTATCAATTAAAGAACTTTTAGATTGTGATATTGAAAGTTATCAGAGAGCTATACAAAAATTTAAAAAGTATAATCCTAATCTTTTTATAAATTATTGGACAGAAGGCACAGCATCTACACTTGAAATAAGATCTTGGATTTCTAAAAAAAGAGCAGACACAGGCAAAATACCTTCAGTGATTTTAGTGGATTACGACGACTGTCTCATTCCGACGGGGAAGCAAACTGACTCTATGTATGAGAACTCATCTCAAATATATTCAGATTTAATTGGGTTAGCAGATTATTTTAAATGTCCAGTAGTAACATTGTCACAATCTAAGTGGGAGTCATGGTCACTTCCAGAGAAGGGTGAGTTAATTCAGCATTGCCATCTTTCACATTCATCAAGAAAATCACATAAAGCCTTTACAGTCAGCTCCTTAAATTTTTCTATGGATTCTAAATATGGAATTTTGTATTTGGATATTGCAAGGCGTGGTACAAGTAAAGTCAAAATTCCAATTTACAGAGATTTAGGTAAGTGTTTAATTGTTGAAAATAAAGCTGAATTCCAATGAATAGTATTTGTAGTCATTGCACTATAGTTTGCAATTTAAATTCTAGGAAAAAAATAAAGTCTTTAATTAAGGGTGATCCTAAAGTTATTTATGTACTTCCCCACCCTGATTTTGAGGATGATCAAGGTAATTATTTTTGTGGTGAGAAGGGTTCTTTTATAGTAAGGGCTTTAGAAAAAGCAGGTGTAAGAGATAATTATATTTTAACATTTATGATTAAATGCTTTCCTACTATAAGAGCAGGTTATATTCCAACTCCAAAATCAAGAGAGCCTACACAAAAAGATTATAAATATTGCATCCCTTATTTATTAGAGGAATTAGAAGATTATCCAAATGCTATAATTCAAACTTTTGGGAAAGCAACTTTTACTTTTCTAACTGGTATGGATACTTATCTAGATAAGGTAGGTATCGATATTAAGTTTAATTTGAACTGCAAAGAACGTGTTGTAGTACCTAACTTTGATCCGAGTTATTTATATAGAAAAGGTAATTTATTTAATGATTTTATCAATAATATAAAGAGATGTTTTAGCTCATTTAAAAAGCCAAATTTCAATGAGATAGTAGAAATACTTTCATACGATAGAGCAATGGAAGAGGTAGATAAGACTATTTCTTTATATAAGAGAGGTAAGATAACACATGTCTATCATGACATTGAGAACAGTATTTCACTACTGCCATGGGAAGGCGGAGCAATAACAGTTCATGCATTTTGTCATGATAATGATCCTAAAGCTTTTGCAGTACCTTTAGAAATAAATAATGAGCTTAGATTTAAAGTTTCTTCTGGTATAGAGAGAGTAAGCTTTTCTGTAACTGAAATTCAGAGAGCTAAATTAAACGCTAAGTTTGGAGAGCTTCTTAATACTGTTCCTGTTGTAGGTCATAATTATAAGTATGATGCAAGATGGTTAATTTGGAATAATATTGTAGATATCAATAAAATTAAAGTTCATGCAGATACGATGATCATGGGTTTTATGTTAGTTAATTTTGATAAGACACATGGTCTGGGGTTAGAGGATTTAGCTGTAAGACTTTTATATGCAGACCCTTGGGAGTTTGTAGTTAAGGATTATCTAAAGAATTTTAACTTAATTAAAGACAGGCATTATGGAAACATCCCAACAGGGTTAATATGTCCTTATGCATGTAGAGACGTTTTTTGGGTGAGGGCTTTATATCAATTTTTTAAAAAGAATGTTCCCCCATGTTCAAATGATATTTTAAAAACAATTACTTCTTCTATCCATTCATTTTTAGAGATTGAGACAAAGGGTATTAGAATAGATAATGATATGTATATTTTTTTAAAAGATAATTATAGAAGTATACAAAATAAAGTAATTAAAGAAATTAATTTATTACCTAGAGTAAAGGCTATTGTTGAAAAATACAAAGCACCTTTGGTTGAAGAGAATGCTAAGAAAAGAAAAAAATTATCAGATGAGGAGCTTAATAAAAAAGCATTTTCTATTGGTTCAGTTCCAAAAATAAGAGAGATCTTATTTGATTTTTATAAGCTAACTCCTAATAAAAATTTTAAGACTAAGAAGGCTAACTTACAGACAGGGAAAGATGTAATAGATTACTATTTAACTAATGATTTAAGATCTCCTCAAACAAAAATAGAAAAAGAAGCAAAACAATTTTTAATTGCAATTAAACTTTGGAAGCGTATTGAAAAGCTTTATACAGCTTATATAAACTCACTTCCTACTTATATAAATAACGATATATACAGACCCGATTATGCCCTTAGTTTTGTTACTACAGGAAGATTATCTAGTGTGTTTCATGTGATGCCTAACGGCTGTGATATTAAGAGGCTGTTTATATCTAGATGGAGAGATGAGGGTGGTTTAATTTTAGCTTGTGATTACTCTCAACTTGAACTTAGAGTTGTAGCGGCTTTGGCAGGGGAGTCTAAGTTTATAGAGGGATTTAAAAACGGGATAGATGCACATAAAAATTCAGCAAGCTTAGTGTATAACAAACCTGCTGATAAGATTTCTAATGAAGAGAGGCAGGTTGGTAAAAAAGTTAATTTTGCTATTTTATTTAGAATGGCAGCTAAAAGTTTAGCTTTCGAATTAAATAAGACAGAAGAAGAAGCTCAAATTATTTTAAATAAATTTTATAATGGAGCTGATCGTTTAAAGAGATGGCAAAATGCTCAAATAAAATTTGGACTAGAAAATGGTTATATTGAGACGGTTTTTGGCAGAAGAATACCAATAAAAACTTACCTCTCTACTCTTCCACGGGAGAGAGCCGAATCAGAGAGGGTTTGTGTTAACTACCCAGTCCAATCAGCAGCTTCAGATATAGTCCTAAACTCTTCCTTAAGTATCTATAATAACAAGAAAAAATTAGATTTAAAATCCATTTATATTGGTTGTGTACATGACTCTATTGAGTATGATGTCTATCCAGGTGAGCTGATAAAACTCATTAATTTAATTACAAAAAATGCTGTTGATAGGCCAAGGCATCTATACCCTTGGCTTACATGTCCCTTAGAAATGTCCTTTGAGTTGGGTACTAGCTGGGGAGGAGCGTTAGAGTGTGAGATACAGCATATAAGTGAAGATGAGGTCATTTTAATAGCGGAAGGTTTAACCAAAGATTGTCGATTACTAGAGTCAACACTAAGGAAAGCATATGATGTAAGTGTCGAATTAGTTAAAGAAACTCAAATTTCTAGTGGATTTTTTTCAGATGATATTCTATTTAGAGATAGCTCCAGAAAAAAAGTTAAGGTTTCTGTAAAACATCGTTGAGATGTCTATTTGTAAATGCTATAGACTTTTCAACTCTTGAGAGATTAGATTATGGATAAGACTAGACTAATTAACTTAATAAAACCCATTTTAGAAACAAAATCTCGATTATTTAGCAGGTCGATAACTTCCATGGATCAAGATGATATAGCATCGGAACTTTGGATACATATATTTGAGAACATGCCTCAGTTTGAATCTTTAGAAGATAATGAAATTAAAGCTCTTGCATCTACAATTTTAAAAAATAAATCGATCTCACTTTACAGAAAGCATTCATCTAAAACAAAAAAGTCAGTATCTTTTGTGGTAACAACACAAGATGATGTAGAGCTTTCATTAGAAAATATCTTAAGTTTAGAGATGATTAATTTAGGTTTAAAAATATTTGATAGAGGACTTCATCATTTAAATCAGTGTGAAATTTTAGAGTATAAAGAGCTTGTTTCTGTTATAGAGAAGTGGGCAAACAATCAAGATAAGTTAGCTAAAAAGTTAGTGTTAGAGATTCTTAACCCCTCTGAAGATACTTTAGTTAAGTGGAGAGGACTTGTAGAAAAATTTTCTATTTATAGATCCTACGAATACATTCCCTATTGCTCTTTTACAAGAATTTTGGGTATATCTAGACCTAAGATTATTAAAGTGATGAAAGCTTTAAGAGCCTACTTAGAGTCAGTCTATCAAGAAGATTTTGCAGCAATATTACAGTGACCTATCGGTGTTATAAGGTTAAATGGTGGGGGTTAGGATGAAATATTCCTGACCCCTTTTATTTTCAAATTGGAAATCGTTTTCTCTATGTCGATTGATTTTCAATTTGGGGTAAAAATATGAGTGAAGTTTTAGACATAAAATTGGATGAGAGGTTATCTATAGTTGATTATTTTACTTTGATAGCAAACGATCTTATATCTACAGCATACGTAAGCGATCAAGAGCTAGATTTATTTAATCTTAAATTTAACTTAGATGTTAAATCTAAATTTTTATATGATAATTTTAATATTTATATTTTTAATAGAGATGATGCTAATAATATTAAAAGCAATAAACTTTTTAAACTAGAGTATGAGTTTCTTAACGATACTGAGATGTATATAGGTTCTTTTAACCATGTCTCGACTAAATTTTTCAAGAGTGGGGGGTTAAATGTTTAGAGATGGTGAGTCAGTTTATCTAAAAGTACCCTCAAGGTTTGGTTATGCAGAACAAACTGGGGTGGTTAAAAAATTTGATGATAGATTCTTTTTTTTCAAAAAGATGGATTTTGGCAGTGAAGTGGGTATTGAGATTAGTGAGGGGGAAGAAGAGTTCTTTTCGAAATTAGAATACATTTGTGATTGAGGTTAGGATGAGAATATATGTGGGTGGTGCGATGGATAATGCACCTGAGTCTAAAAAAGAGATCTCGGATTTAATAGAAACTATAATTGAGATAACAGGTGGTAAAGTTATTATTTTTAATCCTACAACTGCTTACAGGATAGGCAACAGTGCCATAAGTGACCCAAATTTAGTTGGATATATTAAAGATACTAATGATATGTGTATGCTAAAGTGTGATCTAGCAATTTTTTTGCTAAATGATAGGATGAGTTTTGGTATTCCTATAGATATAGACTTTTGTGCAAAGAACGAAAAACGTTTTCTAGTTATAGATAAAGGTACTATATCAAGCTCTTATCTAAAGGTTATCATTAATAGATCTTTAGGTAAGATAATCAAAGACTATATCGAATTGGCACAGTATTTTAAGGAGATGTAAATGTCACGTGCAAGTAAACTGTTAGGTGAGTCTAAAAAAAGAAGAAAGAATGAAGAATTTGACGCTAAAGCAGCTATTAATGATCTTATAAAGACTGAATTTTCAAAGTCTGACGATGATAAAGGTAAAGCTGCTGAGTTGCTAAAAGGTCTTTTCTTTTCAGAAGAGCCAGAGGCAAAGAAACTTATCGCTGATTTGGATAAGTGGTTTTCTTCCTTAGAAGTGAGCGAAGAAGAAGAGGATGATGAGGAAGAAAAAGAAAAAGATGTAGAAGAAGAAGATGAAGAGGACGATGAAGAAGAGAAAGAAAAAGAGAAAGTAGAAAAGAAAAAATGTAGACGTTAATAGTTTATTTCCTACCTTTTAATGTTTACCTACTGATCACATTATGGCGTTACATAGAGGAAGCTTATGGACAAATGTTCTTTTTGTGGGCAAGTAGGTAAGCACAGCAGATTATGCCATTTTAATAAAAGCAAAAATTCTACTAACTTAGATAAAGTTAGAAAAGATAAATATAAGAATAGAGATTTAGAGGGCAAGGAGCCATTCAATTTAAAGGATGGACAGAATAAGGATGATAACGAGTAGACTATTGAGTTGTGTTTTATTAGGGGTGTTCTTACTCAATTTCTTATTTTTAAAACCAATTAATTTCAAAGATATTGTATTAGCCACGATAGGTAATATTATAATTTTTTAGGAAAGGGAGTGTTATGGTTAGGTTTTTAATTATTTTATCTTTGGTCTTATCAACATCATGTGGTCGTAAAGAGGAAATTAAAAAAGAGAAAAAGGCACCATCAGTGTTGGGGACTTGGATAAATACCTCTACTTCTTGTGAGGGTACTAAGTGTGAATGTACTAATACTATGACTTTCAATGCTAATGGGACTTTTGAGGGCATTGAAAAATGTAATGTCAAAGGTCAATTATTAGAGGGTGAGTATGGTGGTGTATATGAATATGAATCACCTTACATGAGAATGTATTTTTATGATGGTAGGGGAGAGTATTACAATTTTGTCACAGTTTATAACCACAAGATTGAGATGCTTGTTGGTAATAAAATTAAGCTTTATTTGAGAGGTAATCCAGAAGCACCATGAAAAATTTTTTATTAACATTGTGTACTATATGTATATTTGAGCCAAAAGTTATAGATTTTACTTCTTTAAATTTAAATAAAAAACTCAAAGCTAAGAGAGTTGTTGTTAAAGAGATAGATAAGCCTGATATTGTATCTAGACCTGCTAGGATAGAAGACTATTATAATTTTAATAAAAAAACAGGTAGATGGGTTTGGAGTGGGAAATGATAATTGGATATCACAACGTGTGTCCGCATTGTGCGCATATCAATAAAGTAGAGTTGACGTTAGATGATGCAGGAAAAGGTAGGGGATTAGTAACTTGTGAAAATTGTCAAAAGTTATATGTATTTTTAGTGTCTACAAAAAAGGTTGAGGATTAATAGACTATATTGGGGTTTTGGATGAGATTAAGAGAGATATTTAAAAATAATGGTAATAAATGGGATTCTATAATTTTGCATAATCAAAATTTAAGAATTAAGTATTTCAAGCCTATATTTAACACTAGTGACAATTTAGCCATTGGTACAGGTGATGATGGGTGTGGGTTAGAGTTTAGTTTAGATGATCATGATGGATGGGAGGATAGACCACCTGAGCCTCAATATCTAGATTACTATAGGGTAGCAGAGGCATACAGAATAAAAGATAAGGGATATATAACAGTTTATTCAAAAGAGTGGCATCCTAATATAGCTGATGCACTTTCAGTTTATAAGAAAGATGGTTTTTATATAACCAAGGTCTTAGTAGAGAAGAAACTTATAAATTGGTCAGATGACACGATGTATACTGTAGAGCGAGTATCTAATGAAGCAGGCAAGGAAGTTGAAGTTGAGGAGATACTTTAATGTTGAATCTTGGAGATCCAGCAAAAATCTCTGTAGAGGTTAAGGTCAAGTCTATTTTAAATGGTAATACTGATGTTGATTTAAATTTTAGTTATTCTGTCACTACAGGATTAATTGATATAAAGATTAAAGAAGATGTCTATACTCTTAAAATTGTAGAGCTAGATAAAATTCTAAAAATGCTTAGATTTATGAACGGGTAAGTTGTGTTGTTGTGGGGGAATAAAGTGGTTGCGTATCATGATAAAGTTTTAAAAGATTTAAATATAGAGTTGGCAAAGAGATTAACTGATATGGATGATTTGCTTAACAAAAGAATAGGTGAATTGGGTTATAATTCTTTTGCTATTCTTGAAGGTGAGGATGAGTTATCTAGATTAGATAGAGAGATAGCAGAATTGAATAAGACTCTAAAGAGTTTACAAAGTGTAGGGGTTTAAGTTTCAACTTAAATTTATATAGTGGGAGTAGTACATGAGATTTTTGTTAGTTTTTATGATGTTTTTGTATAGTAGTGTTTCTTTTAGTTACGAGAGTTGTGAGGAGATGATGTCTATCGCTGAGTCTGAGGGTGAGACTGTAGCAGATTTTGTTAACGATGCACCTATTAAGCGATTAGAAAATATAGATGACGTTTGTTATGTTTACACAGGTTATGGGATGTCATGTTTCAAGAAAGTAACATGTCCAGGTGATGTAGGCGATACTCTCCCTGAGCCAGGTCCAGGAAACAACCCTTGTTTTATGATGGATGAAAGTTCAGTAGATAGTTTTGAAGATGAGGCAATTGTAGCTGAGTTTACTTGTCACCCAGGAGGACAAAGACCACCACAGCCACAGCCGCCAACACCACCAAGACCACCAAGACCGCAGCCACAAGATCCAATCAAAAGGTTAGAGAATAGTGAAGCTGTTTGTTACATATATTTAGGCAAGGGCATTTCTTGTGTTAGAAAAGATCTTTGTGAGCAGAGATTACCCGATAAGTTACCAGAGCCAGGCCCTGGAAGTAATCCATGTAAGAATGGTTGCTGATATTTAGTGATAACCCCTACAACAAATTTGGAGATAGAGATAGATGGAAGAGGTAAAAGAAAAGCAAGATAATGAACACATGAGAATGTATAGAGCTAAGAGAGACATATTCACTAAGTTAGGTCCATTAGTAGATATAATGTATAATTTAGGGTTAGAGTGTGAGCATATTAGTAATAAGCATGAGATAAGCAATTCCTATTTAAAAGAGTGGGTAAAAGAAAATATTTTTTATATTTTGGATGAAGATACTGAAGAGAGTGATGATTGATTTTTAAGAAATTAGGATTGGGTATGAGGAACAACTTAGATAGAAGATTAGTAAGGTATGTTTCAATATTGTTGGGTGTTTTAATATTTCTTGTAGTTATATTTTTAGGGATTATATATTTCATATTAGATTCTGTGAGAAGTGTTTTTTAAGAGATTCTTTTTTTCAATTTTAAATTCTAAGGCAGTAATCATGTGTAAGTGGTTTTCTTCACATTGGTATAGATATTTGTTTTCTGGCTTTGAAGATTGTTATGATTTTAGAGAAGTTATTCTTAGAATAATATGTAGGATTAAAGGGCATCCAAGAGGAATGATATACTTTAATCCTTCTGGATTTGAGCCTGATTACAGATGTAAAGATTGTTTTGAAGAGCTGTAAATGTCGTTAAAAGATTTTAGAAATCCAGAGCGCATATTGTTAGGGTTTCTATTGAATGGGCATACCATTCCTTTTAAAGGGTATGATTGTAGATTGTCTTTATCAGAGGACACTTTAGTTATAGAGAGATGGACTAGATTAATCTCTTCTCGTGTAGAAGAGGTTTGTATAATAGATAGATTTTTCATTGATGATTTTCTAATTGAGTGTAGTTCTTTAGATAAAGATATTTTGTATTCGATTTGTTCTAATTTGATAATAGGGTAGAAGATGAAAAGAACTAAAATTTACGGATGGAAAAGAGATTTACCTGATTTTCGTGATTATAAATTTGGGTATACATATGTTCCTAAAGATCTACCTTCTAAAGTAGACTTAAGAAGATTTTTTCCAGTTGCTTATAACCAGGGTAGCTTGGGATCTTGCACAGCTCAGGCGATTGCAGCAGCTTGTCAATATGAGTTAGTGCAGCATAAAGGAAAAGCTGGGTCTTTCACTCCTTCTAGACTTTTTATTTATTATAATGAGAGATATTTAGAAAACACTATTCCTTATGATGCAGGATCTACATTAAGAAGCGGTGTAAAATCATTAAACAAGTGGGGTTTTTGTGAAGAGGAATTATACCCTTACATTATAAAAGATTTTGTAAAAAAGCCTTCTCAGAAAGTATATGAGGCAGCTTATCCTAGACGAATTTATCAGTATGGAAGGGTGAATCAAGATAGAGAATCCTTATGTTTTAATTTAGCAGATAGTCAGCCTATAGTTTTTGGGTTTGCAGTTTATGAAAGTTTTGAAAGTAAAAAGGTTGGGAGTAGTGGTGTAGTACCATTTCCAAAATCTGATGAGAGTTGTTTAGGTGGTCATGCTGTAACTTTAGTGGGGTATGATAAAAATAAACAGGTGTACATTTTTAGAAATAGTTATGGTTCTAAATGGGGTGATAATGGATATGGCTATTTACCTTTTAGCTATGTTGAGAATGCTAGTTTAGCAGGGGATTTTTGGGTTATTAAAGCATTATAAAGTGGAGAAATTATGATTAAATTTATCAAAAGATTTTGCAATAACCTGAATTGGTCACAGAGGGATGTTGATATGGGTGCAGTAATAAAAAGCTATTGGTATGTATTAAATTTGCCTATGCAAACTAATAATAGAATTACTGTTGATTCTTTTAATGAGCATCAAGCGCACCATGATAAACTAGTTGAAGCATTTTTAGATAAATACGGTAATGGATGGTCATATTACTTACGCATTTATAGGTTTAGTTGATTGGAAGGGATGCTGGTTGACATATGTTTAAAACTTTAGCTGTTACAGTTTTAGTGATGTTTCCTTTAGCTATGCTAGCAGCATTGACTTTTAATATAGCTATAGAAGTAGCAATTATTTTGTTTGTAATAATGGTTATGGCTTTGATTGTTGATATGTGGTTATGAAAAAAGCAATTATATTTGGTGGGGTAGTAGGTTTAATAACTATTACTATTGTTAAAGTGGTAGGTAAAGTTTTTGGATTATCAATCCCTTTTTTTATTGAGATATTTTTAGCAGGGATTCTAAATCTATGTATTATTTATATAGGAAGAGGTAAATATTTATGACAACACCAAGTTTTTCTACTTATACATATACCGATGCAGATATTTTAAAGTTGAGTAATCAAGTTAAAGAGATCGTTGTGGCAGATCTTTGTAAGCATGGATATTTAACTTCAGAAGAGCATGACAGATATTTAAAAGATCATATTTTAATAGGATATAAATATTCATGGTTAGGAAAGATGTGGCGATTATTAAATAACATTAAAGGTGAAGATCAATTGCAGATACGTTCTATATACATTAAATATGATTAGAATAGAGTGAAGCAATGAAGATCTTAGAGAATTATATAGAGATAAAACATATCAAAGCTATGCTCAAAGGAAAGCCTGAAGAGGGATGGAAGGGGATTCAGCGGTATCATATTCCGTATGTATATTTATTAATGGGTATCATGTGCTTTGCGTTGGCTGTGTATTTGAGTACTCATTTGAGGTAGTAGAGTTATGAAAATTGGGGATAAGGTGATAGTTACGTTTAATAGTTCTTTCAGGATCGGGAAGACTGTCGGCATGATTAAAGCTGAAACTAAGTTGTATTGGAAGGTATTGCCTGATATTAGCCGACCAACTGGAGATCTTGAGTATTATTATAAAGATAGTCTGTCATTGAAGGGAGATGGGCATTATAAAATTAGTGAGTATAATCAAGAAGAGCTTAAGAAGTTTCTCAGAGAACAGAGGATTAGCTTATATCGACAGTATTTTCGGCATTTAGATATTGAAATTGCTAATAAGATGTCTGTGGAAGATGTGCTTGAGTTTGCGGATATGTACGATCGATTTAAGAATAAGAAAATTTGTGTTTCTGAAGCCATAAAGGGGGGTTAGATGGAAGGTTATGATGATTTAGATTCTTTACTAAGAACTTTAGTAATTATCTCTGCAAAGATAGAGGTATTAGAGTCTGTTGTTTTCAAGGATTTTACAAAAGAAGAGATAGAAGAAAAGTTCCACAAAGCTTTAAAGTCAAATCTAAAAGAGATCAATGGAGAGTAATATTTGTGTTGCTGAAGCCTGAAATATGATTAAAGAATTTGTAACTGCTTATTATCAAGCAGACTGGGATAAAGTATTTAATGAGTATCCGTTTGACTACACTGATGTAGTTCGTTTGACAATAAAAAATATAACAGAAAATCTACCCGACGATTTTTGTTGGGCTGATATTCCTAATTGGGAGTGTATTCATCTTATAGATGACGGGGATTGTCAGGGGACTTTGTTATATCTAATTCCAACTAAGATATATCAACCTAGTAAATATTATTATTGCAAAATTAGTTATGGTAGTTGTTCTGCATGCGATACCTTGATGGGTATAGCTGAGACACCCGACGAGGAAATAAAGATAAGAGAATACAAACAACTGGCTTTGCATATAGTCCAACAGCTGAAAGAAATTTAGGCAAAGTATGATTAACACAATAAAAATAGTTGAATACCTATCGAATAGATATGATTTAGTAGCTGCATATAATGGGAATAATGAACAGCAATCTAAACCAACCAAAAAAGATGATTTAGATTTAGCAGATGTTTTAATGATTTTTTCAGCAAGGATAGCTGTTTTAGAGCGGATAGTACTAAGGGATATAGATGCTGAAGTGATAAATGAGATGCTAAAGGAAGAGCTTGTAAAGCTAGGTGGGCCTATACCTACAGAGTAGGCAGACTATCTCTTAGTCAAATCTAGGGGAGCTAAATTATACTTATCAAGAGCTGTTTTAAACTGCCCACCATCGGTAGAGGGTGTAGTTTGACGATCAGCACCAGCACCAAAGGCTAGTCCAAAACCTCCATACGCAGCAACATCATTTAAAATATGAAAAAAGGTAATTTTTTTTAATTTTGATATTTCTTAAAGATAATAATAATTTAAAATTTTTTTAATTAAAAATTAAAGTTTTGTCTTAATTACCCGTAGAGATAAGTAAGGGGGATGTTATGGATAAAATAATAAAAATTTTTTTAACAATGGTTTTAATGTCATGTGGGAGTTTAGCTGAGAAAGAGGATAGTGAAGAAATGGGCCCTCAAGGTATGCAGGGTGATGTTGGTACTAAAGGTAATGATGGTGAAGTGGGTAAAGATGGTAAAGATGGAGCAGCAGGTGCAGCAGGTGCAGCAGGGTTTCAGTTAGCACTCTACTCATCAAATGATGAGATCTTAGGTTACATAGTAGACTTGGTCGGTTTTATGGGTCAGAAGCGGTTCAAGTTTGTGACTGAAGAGGGTTATTGGGGTGTAGCGAATTTACTTTTAGATAGAATAGAGCTTCCTACGGAGTTGATGGCAGGTTTCAACTGTATGTATCCAGAGTCAGACTGCTTGGGTCAATGTTATGCGTGGGTTGAAGACAATACATCAGATCATACAGGTGTAATTTTAACGGGTGCAGACGGCTACTATGTAGCTGGTCCTGAAGTAGAGTTAGAGTCAGTGGTTTTCAAGAGCTACTATGGTACTTCATCATGCGTAAATTCTTCTAGTGCTACTATCACAGTAAGGGAAGCGATTAAGGTAGACAAGTTCAGTGATTTTCCTTACTCAATCTCTCCTATTAAATAGCAAGGTATTTAAAGTAGGGTTTATAAACTGAGTTTAAATACTTGAGTTTAAATACTTGAATAGTAACCTCTTCAATTTTTCGTTATCCTTTAGTTAGACTAGACGAAAGGGATATGGTGAATGATTTTAATGCAGGGTGACTGTTTAGTTGAGATGTTTAAGATACCAGATGATTCAGTGGATTTGATTATTGCAGATTTGCCTTACGGATCTATTTCATGTTCATGGGATATACTTATACCTTTTAAGCATTTATGGGAGCATTATTGGAGGGTTTTGAAATCTAATGGTGTTGTATTATTATTTGGAAGTGAGCCTTTTAGTACACATTTAAGAATGTCGCAAATTAAAAACTACAAATATGATTGGGTATGGGTAAAAAACACAAGTACTGGTATTTGCAATTCAAAATTCATGCCTCTAAAGAATTATGAATTGATATCATGTTTTTCTTTGCAAAGTTTAAAGAGAGTTAATTTCTATCCACAGCCTACAAAGAGATTTAGTAAGGAAAGTATAATTAGATCTAGATATAAAATGCAAAGTGGTAATTCAAATCATACTAGTTGTGGGGAGAGTCTTCCTCCCAAGCAATATAATTCTGAGTTTGGTAATCCTAGAATGGTTATTGAATTTAAAACAGATCCTAATTCAAAAGGTAAGTTACATCCTACTCAAAAACCTGTTTCTTTATTAGAGTATTTAATAAAAACATATACAAGTGAAGGTGATACAGTTTTAGATAATGTAATGGGCAGTGGATCAACAGGTATTGCAGCTATTAATACAAATAGAGATTTTATTGGTATAGAAATGAATGAGAATTATTTTGAGTTAGCAAAAAATAGAATATTTACTAAGAAAAATGAGAGGGATTATGAAAGAGGTTAAGATTAATTGTGGTAGGTTTGACACAAAAGACATAACTGAGTTAAAGCCATTTCAGGGTAGTTTAAAGACTTTAACAGAAGCAAATTACAAGAAATTAAAAAGAGAGATTTTAAGGAATGGGTTTGTAGAGCCTATTTCTATATGGAATAATAACATATTAAATGGGCATCAGCGATTAGAGTGTTTAACCAAAATGAGACAAGAGGGTTATCATATTCCTAAAGTTCCTGTTTCTCTTATAGAGGCTGATTCAATAGATGATGCAAAGCGGATAGTACTTTCATTAACATCACAATATGGCACAATGACACAAGAGAGTTTATACGACTACATGTCTGAGTCAGATATTTCTTTAGCAGAGATTGATGACAGGTATGATTTTGCAGGTATAGATAGAGATGATTTTGAGAATAAATTTTTCAAAGATTTTGAGCCTAATTTACCGGAAGAGGGTATAAAGGAAAAGAAGGTAGAAGTAATATTAAAGGTTTTATTTGATTCAGAAGATGAGAGAGAGATACTATTTCTTGAGCTAAGGGATAGGGGATTAAGGGTTAAGGTATGAGTAATTATGGAATCCCTTACATGGGATCTAAAGCAGTAATAATTCCTTCACTAGCTATAAATTTTCCTAAAGCAGAACACTTCTATGATCTGTTCGGAGGTGGATTTTCAGTTACTCATTACATGTTAGAAAAGAAAGCATCTAGATATCAACATTTTCATTACAATGAAATTAAATCGGATATAGTTGAACTAGTAAAAAAGGCTATTAATGGTGATTTTAATTACTCTAGGTTTAAGCCTGAGTGGATTTCTAGAGATGAGTTTTTCAAAAGAAAAGAGGATGATCCTTACATCAGAATATGTTGGAGTTTTGGAAATAATCAAAGAAACTACATGTTTTCACCTGATATTGAGCCTTATAAAAAATCTATGCATATGGCAGTGGTATTTGATGAGTTTGATGATTTAGCTACCGAAGTATTAGGTTTTTCAAGATGGCCCTCAATTGCAAAAACGATTAATCAAAAAAGACTTTATCTAGGCCAAAAAATAGAATTTTATAGGAAAACAAAAATCCCTAAAACCTTACATCAATTTTTAAGTGAAGAGCAGTTGGAGCAGTCACGGCTAGATACTAGGGGGAGGTTGCAGTTACAGCAGTTGCGGCAGTTGGAGCAGTTGCGGCAGTTGGAGCGGTTACAGCGGTTGGAACAATTGGAGCGGTTGGAGCGGTTACAGCAGTTGGAGCGGTTGGAGCGGTTATCAATGACCTCAAAAGATTATAGAGAGGTTGAGATACTTCCAAATTCAATAGTCTACTGTGATATTCCTTATAGAGATACCAGTGAATATTTAAATGATTTTAATCACAAAGAATTTTTTGATTGGGCAGCTTCAAGACCATTCCCAGTTTATATATCGGAATATAATATTTCTGATCCTAGATTTAAGTTAATTTATACGATCGATAAAATAGCATTGTTAGATCACTCTTCTAAAAAAATAAAAAAATCAAACGAAGAAAAACTTTATTGGAATGGTAGATGAGAGGCGGCATTAGAGACTGTAAAAATTTACCTCCTAGAGTATGTAGATGGTGCAAGAAGGTATTCAAGCCAAGCTTCTATACTGAATTTCTTTGTTCAGATGATTGCAAATTCGAATCTCATAGTGAAGCGAAGAAGAGATTTAGGAAGAGAATAAATTTACTTAAAGCTCAAGGGAAGTACCAACCCAAACTAAGTATTAAGCACATTAGAGCTGTAAGAAGGAAGATGACACAAAAGGCTATTAGCAGAGCCATTGCATTTATGAAGAAGGCAAAAAGGGATGAGGAGAGAAAAAAGAGGGTTAAGATTAAGGTTTGTTATGAAAGGCCTTTACTATTTACATCTCCTTCACTTGATGAGTTAAAAAAGTTGGTATTGAGAAAGCTAAATTGGAGTGAAGTTGATTTAAAGCCAGCAACTCCAACACAGTGGGATGTTTATAACAGCAGTGGCAAAACCAATGAGTATAAAGTAACATTTAAACAGCGTAGATATAGATTTGAAGAGATATGGAATTGATAGTTTAGGAAGTAATATGATTAGGACTAAAAAATTGAGCGATGTAATAGAAGGTGCCCTTTTAAAGAATCTTACACCGCAGGAATCTCTTGATGATTTAAAAAAATTGATATTGCAAAAATTATATTGGAGTGAGGTTGATTTAAAGCCAGTAAGCGATACTCAATGGGATGTTTATAACAGCAAAGGTAAAGTTGGGGGGTATACGATTGTATTTAAGTCAGGTAGGTATAGACTTGAAGAGATATGGAATTGATAGTTTAGGGTAGTTATAATCGTTTTCCTTTTATTTGTGGAGTATCATGTTTTACTATTATGGTCGAAGAAAGCAAATTGCTCATTTATACCCTGAGCCAAAATACACCACAATTATAGAACCTTTTGCGGGTTCCGCAGCCTACGCTTTATTTTGGGCTGAAAAAAGGGAGTTTGATGCTCTCCTTATTGATAAAAGCGATACAGTTGCCCTTATTTGGAATTATCTTCTTTCAGCATCGGTAGCAGATATCAAAAACCTACCCTCATTTAATGTCGGTGATAACCTAAATGATTTTAATTTGTTATCTACAGCAGAAAAAGCCTTAATAGGGTTTCATATTAATCCAGGCTCATCCGTTCCAAAATTAACCGTATCAAAAGCATCTCGGTGGGAAGCAGGTAGAAAATATATTATGAGGATGCTGTTGTTAACCAGACATTGGAAATTTGTGCATGGTGACTATCGGAATACGCCTAATGTCGAAGCCACATGGTTTATTGATCCACCTTTCCAGTCAGGTGGAATTTACTACCAACATCAAATAGCTGATTATCAATTGTTATCAGAATGGTCATGTAGTAGAAATGGTCAAATCATTATTTGCGAGGCAGATCCTGCAAATTGGCTTTCTTTTAAACCACTTGGTAGTACCATTAACAACGGTGGTCTTAACAAAGCTAAAAGACGAATAGATTTAGTGTGGACAAATCAATAAGTTATATAACTTAAAACGTAAGACCACTATTCTAGGGCATGTATTAATGAATTGCTATTTTGACTTTAAGACTAAGAAATGGTCTTATCGGTAATATAGTAGTAATATCAAAGGCACAATTTAAAAAGTTTTAAGGGGGATATATATAATGGCTAGGTCTAATAACATAGCTAAAAGCCTAATAAAGTTATGTGAACAGAAGTTAAAGAGAAGCAAAGCTACTATTAGGTTTTTTGATCTATCTTCTATGGACGGTATGGTTACTCTGAAAGGGCATCACTATGATATAAAGCTTCCTGAATTTGGAGCTTATGCTAAAGAGTATAGAGATATGATGAGTAAATTCAAAGAGGGAGATTCAATAATAATTGAACTTGACCCAAAACTTGATGATTATAATATGGTAAGAGTTCCTTTAGATCAGAGTATGTAAAAGTAATTTTTACTTAAAGACTCAATTTTTAGACTATCCTTCCCAGTTACTTTACTACTTATACACCTATCCTATAAAATAATTTACAACTCTCTTATTATACGCTATAGAGGCGCAGTAAAGTTTGGATAATGTGAAAGGTTAAAAAAATGTGTAATGATTTAAGTAAAGAAGATAGTTGCAGATATTGTGATGATACAGGTTTAGTTAAGAAAGAGGCAATCTGTGTTTATTGTAAGGGTAGGGGGATGTTGTGTTCTAAGTGTGATGGTACACCAGTTAAAGAAGGTTTTTGCACTTGTAAGTACGGCATACATCTTGAGCTAGAGGGTGAGTACGGAGAAATTCAAAATCGAAGATCTCTTTGTTGTGATGCTCGCATCATATGGAAAATAGAAGCCGACCATGTCATAGAGGCTTGTTCTGAGTGTTACACAGAGTTTGAGTAATGGGTTGGGGTGATGGTGATAAGTACAGTGACTTTCCTTTCTCGGTGAGAACTCTCCTCTTCTGAAGAGGATCTATTTTGATTTTCTAGTAAAAGTATTGAATTTAGCTTAAAATCCTCAAGTATTAAGAATGATAATATCCCTACATTTATAAATCTTAAATTATTAAGAATACATTTAATATATTCTTAATTTTATATTTTAAATAAAATTTTTTGTCAAAATTATGACGAAAATATAAGTTGTTTTCTATAGTATGATAGTTTTATTTTAGAATAATTAGTAATAGGAATATATAAATCAAGTTTACAATTCAAAAGATAGAATAAGTTTATAATAAGTTTACAATGGAGAGTAAGTCAATATGAAAGACTTTGATGGTATGGAAGAAGTAAATAATAATGTAGATGTAGACACTGATGGTGTAGAGTTTACAGATGAGATTTTAGATTCAAAAAAGAGTAAAGCTGATGCCCGTGAAGCAGATGAAAGGCGTAGTATTATCGCTAAGTTAATACTTGATGGATATTCAAGAGCTGATATTAGAAAGAACTGCTCTAAGCTTTTTAAAATCTCTCAAAGGCAAGTAGAGAACTACTATATACAATGTGAGAAGGAGTTTAAGAAAGCTGCTTTAGCTGATAGAGACACAGAATTTAAGAAAGCCACTCAAAGAGCACTTAGATTGTATAATAAATGTTTGAAGGATAATGACCGAAGATCAGCAGTAGCAGTTTTTAAAGAGATGAATGAGCTGCTAGGTCTTAAGTCAGTTAAGTTAGAGGTCACAGGTAAGGATAAAGGGCCTATAGAAATAAAGGCTACTAGAGTAGATCCATCTAAGTTGAGTGATCATGAGTTAGATGTCTTAGAGAGTCTAGTTAAGAAAGCTGAGGAGCAATGTCCTGTTAAGCATGAAGGGGAAGTGAGTTAGAGTTAGAATATGTATAAGTTAGACTACACAAGCAAAGAGTTGGCTTTAGAAAAAGCGAGAAGATCCCTGTTAAATTTTGCAAGGTATACAAAGCCTGATTATGAAGTGAATTGGCATCATAGGCTTCTTTGTAAATATTTAGATGAGTTTGTTAATGGTAACATAAAAAGATTAATGGTATTTTTACCACCGAGGACAGGTAAGCAACTAGCTGATTCTACTTTAATGCGTACCCCAAATGGTTGGAAGACTCATGGTGATCTGTCAGTAGGTGATTATGTATATCATCCATCAGGTAGGCCGGTAAGAGTAATAGCTCTCTCGGAAAAGACTATAGCAGATGTAGAGATAGAGTTTACTAATGGGCAGATTATAAAATGCCATGAGAATCATGAGTGGACTATCTTTGATAAAGAGCTTCAAACATATAGAACTGTAGAAACTAACTTCTTTTTAAGTGTTACTAAACTTGAGGAGCTTAAAAATCGGTATAAACTACCTTTGGGGATAAGGATAGGGATAAAATCTGTTAGAAGACTTGAAGGTAGTGAACAGGAGTTAGGGAATTGTATTCAAGTAGATTCTCCTGATGGTCTTTACTTGGTTGGGGGAATGCTAATACCTACTCATAATTCAGAACTAGTATCACGTAGGCTTCCAGCATATATTTTAGGAAAGAATCCAAATGCTCAGATCATAGCATGTTCTTACTCATCAGACTTAGCGTCAAGGATGAATAGAGATGTGCAACGTATAATAGACTCTCCTGAGTATGAGGAAGTATTTCCAAACACAAAACTTTTTTCTAAGAATACAAGGACTGTAGCACAAGGTACTTGGCTAAGAAACTCAGAGATTTTTGAGGTTGTAGGGCATAAGGGAGTATATAGAGGGTCTGGTGTAGGTAGTGGAATTACAGGAATGGGCGCCAATTGCTTTGTTGGCAATACAAAAATTTTATGTTATGAAGGGTATCGAAACATTCAAGATATAGAAGTTGGGGAGTTAGTTCTTTCTTATAGTCATGAGAGGGATATCTGTGAATGGAAACCTGTAGTAGCTACTAGGGGAGAGATATCTAATGAACTTATTGAATTCAGAACAAAGTCAGGAAAGCATTTTAGATGTACTAAAGAACATAGGATTTACGCCAACAGCTCCTATAATGAAGCTCAATTTTGTAGAAGAGGAGATAGACTTACTTCCATTGAAACCTTATCTAAAATGCACCTTTTGTGGATTGATTTTTCAAAGGGAACGTTACAACGTTTTAAAGAGCTATCGAAAGGGACATCTAGATATTTATTGTGGGAGGGAGTGTTCTTTAGAGCATCACTCAATAAAGAATCGAAGGAAATGCAGTATTTGTGGGCAACTTGTATTGAAGAAAACAAGGAAATACTGCGAAGAATGCAAAGAGAGTTTAAATTTAAAGACTTTAAGGAAGAGAGAATGTCCTTCTTGTGGGATTTCTTTTCAACCTTCATCTCATTTAACTATATGTTGCTCAAGGGACTGTGCGAATTTGCTTCATTCGAGAAGGATGAGGAATTCAAAAAATCCGAGATATCTCTCTGGGAAGAATTATACGGTTCTTTTTCAAAAGGTGAAGGGCTTTATTTTAGAGAGGGACTTATTGAAATGTTCAATATGTTCTTCGACGGATGCTTTAATTGTTCATCATATAGACTTCATGAGAGAGAACAACAATCCATCGAATTTGATAACTTTATGCAGAAGTTGTCATATAACTCTTCACAAGTCGAAGAAGACACCATTTCCTCATTTGAAAGAGTTAGCATTGGAGAGGTCAAGGTCTATGACATCCAAGTTGAGGACAACAATAATTTCTTTGCAGAAGGAATACTCTGCCACAATTGCGCCATAATCGACGACCCAATAAAAAATCAAGAGGAAGCATATTCAAAAGTATATCAAGAGAAGATTTTCGATTGGTACATATCTACTCTCTACACAAGGCTAGAGAAGGATGCTTCTATCTTAGTTACTCTTACTAGGTGGCATGAGGGTGATTTAGCAGGTAGGTTACTTGATCTAGCTAAGTTAAGCACTGACTCAGATAAGTGGTCTATCCTTTCTTTCCCTCATTTAAAAGAGGATACAACTCAACAAGTAGCTAAGTTTTCAACCTATGGCCATACATATTTAGGTTTAGAAGAGGATAAGCGACAAGAGAATGAGCCTCTATGGCCTAATAAGTTTTCTGCTGAAACTTGTAAGGTTATAAGGGGGACATTGGGTTCTATGGTATGGAATGCTATGCACCAACAGAGGCCTTCTCCAGAGAAGGGGGGTATCTTCAAAAGAGATTGGTGGAAAACGTATAGTGTTGTACCTCACAACTTAGAGTACATAATCATTTCATTAGATGCATCTTTCAAGAAGACTGAGACTTCTGACTTTGTAGCAATACATGTTTGGGGTAAGGCAGGGGGGAAGAGGTATCTATTAGATAGAGTACATGGCCGCATGGGATTTTTAGAAACTTTAAATGCTTGTATTAGAATATATGCAAAGTTTCCTCATGCGAATGAGTTACTCATAGAAGACAAAGCTAACGGTGAAGCTATTATAGATACTTTACGAAGCAAGATACCTATAGTCATTCCATTCACTCCAAGAGAATCCAAAGAAGCCAGAGCTATGTCAATAGCACCCCAAGTGGAGTCTGGAGCTACACATCTTCCTGATTATGGGGATTGGGTATCAGATTTCGTAGAGCAGTTTGCTGCTTTCCCTTCAGGTAAATATGATGACGATGTTGATGCCATGTCACAGGCCTTCATACGTTTTGGGAAGAGTACAAACGATTGGGTAGATGAATATATTAAAGCCTCAGTTGTAGAAGAGGACTCTTCTAACACTGTTAAACAGCTGTTTGACTGGATGTGATCAACAATTGCTCATATTAACATGCTTGAGATGTTTTCCAGTTGTAAGGCTTTTAATTTTTTTAATTTGAATTTTAGGGGGGTAATATGAGTGAGAAATTAGAGCCCATTATAATTGATGCCGTGGCCAATAACAATTTTAAGACAATAGCCGAGTCGGCTGCTTTTTTCATGTCACTTTCTATGAGAGATGCTGTTGAATCACAGAGGAGAATGTCTTCTATCAGTGATATAGCAACAGGAGTTCAACTTAAAACTCAAAATGAAATGGACATATCAGAAGCAAATGCAACTGTAAAGGCTAACACAGGCTTTGATAGAGCCTCTCAATCTCATGATCTAGGAGTTGTTTTAGGTCAATTAGGAGCTGTTGTATCTAGTCTACAGCAATTTACAAAGGTAGCTCAGACTACCCCTAAGGTTACTGTATAGTAAAAGCGTTTTCTTATATAGATTTGATATAGTTAATTGTTAATTTAAATAGTAAAGAGGTAAGTTATGAGTGAAAAATTAGAGTCAAACATAGTTGATGCAGTTGCCAATGCAAATTTTAAGAATATAGCAGAAGCAGGTGCTTTTTATGCTTCTCTTTCTATGAGAGATGCAGTTGAATCACAAAGAAGAATGTCTTCTATTTCAGATCAAGCTACAGGTCAGCTACTAAAGTCTTATAATGAGATGGTTGCATCTGAGGCATTAGCACTAGTAAAAGCTAACACAGGATTTGATAGAGCATCACAGACACATGATTTAGCATGGACACTAGGTCAATTGGGTGCAGCACTTGGAGCAATTCAGCAGATGGCGAAGACTGCTGGTACAACTCCTCCTGTCACAGTTTAAATTAAGTTTTGACCTGATCATGGAAGATGGGTAGATTAAGAGTATATCTAGATATAGTAATTAATGGGGTTATGTTATGAGCGAACGATTAGAATCAAATGTTGTTGATGCAGTCGCTAATTCAAATTTTAAGAATATAGCAGAAGCAGGTGCTTTTTATGCTTCTCTTTCTATGAGAGATGCAGTTGAGTCGCAAAGAAGAATGTCAGCTATTGCGGATCAAGCTACAGGGCATCTTCTAAAATCTTATAATGATATGGATGCATCTGAGGCATTAGCACTAGTAAAAGCCAACACAGGCTTTGATAGAGCATCTCAAGCTAATGATCTTGCAAAAGTCATAGAGCAGCTTGCAGCAGCATTGGCAAGCGTGCAGCAGTTTGCAAAAGTTGCACAGTCAACTCCTCCCGTCACAACGGGGAAATAAAGCGGTGTTTGAGCTGGGGTAATGCCCAGCTCTTTTACATTGAGGCTTATTTATGAACGTGGAAAAAATAACTAAGCTAAGACATTTAGACCTCGATGATTTAATCATAGGCACTATGCTTTTTGATGGGTATTCTAGAAAAGAGATCCATACTTTTTTATCATTAACTCCAGCAGCAATCACTTCACGGTTAAATAAACTGGAAGATATCTTTGGTCCAGTTTTCGAAGGTAAATTTAAAACAGCTGAGTATTTGAATGAGAGCGGTATTGGGTTTTTTGAACTCTTTAAACAAGCTCTCCTTGTCCTTGAAGACTTCAATTAAATTAACAGCTTATTATAATTCGGTTACTTATTGAATCGATACGCTCGTTATATATCTTATGAGAATAAAATAGGAATATAATGAGAATAATATTTTTACATGGTGTGCTTGTAGGATTTTTCATAACTACTATTGCAAGATGTTCTGTAATCAAGGAGTTTGACCAAGAGCTTCTTAGTAGTGTACTTAAGTGCCATGCAGAGCAAAGTGAGATGGTAAGTAAGTTTAATAAGGATATAGAAGAAATTAATAAAGCACTTAATAAAGCATTTCCAATGAGGACATTATTAACAGAGAATAGAAAAGATAGGATTAAGTAGGTTTTCCCTAAAAGTAACATAAGGTGAATATTATGAGTGAAGAGTTAGATGAGGGATTAAATAAAGTAGGCATGTCTAATCAAGTCATGGAGAAATTAATTTTTAATATAAAAAATGCTATGGATAGCATGGGAAATAACCACTTATTGAGTGTGGCTTTTACTTCTATCTTTTCAAAAGTAGCAGATCATAGATCTCACATTATGCAAGAAGTAGATAAGATCAGAAAATTTTATCTTGCAGATGTCATATTGGCACAAATGGCAGATGATTCTTTATCACCTGATACTTCTACAGGGGATGTATTAAGTATCTACTCAGATAATGAGCAGCTTCAAACTGAGATAGAGAAGTTAGAAGAGAGGATTGATTTTGATTCTATTGCGATGGACATTGTGGAGGATTTGTTAGCCTACGGTGAGTACACATTAAAGGTTTTAACTAAGGCAGATATTAAAAACAATAAGAACACAGCATTTCAGTATGATGAGGACACAAACGGAATAGTTGAGTTAGCTGATATAGTAGATCAGCTTAAGGTTATACCTATCACAAAGCATGGAGAGGTGGTTAGCTATCTAGTTCTAAATGAGCAGAACAAGATAGAGTTAGCTGGTCCTGATGAGTATGTATCGTTTGTGATAGGTAGGCGAAAGGTACGAGTAAAGTTAGATGAAGAGTTTTCTTTATCTAATAAGGAATGTAAGGATCTAATAAATTCCTTACCTCGGTTTATCAGGGTAGGTAGATCACTTTTATATCCGATTATAAACAAGATAAAAGAGCTTGAATTGCTAGAGCAGTTGGTTCCTGCATCTAAGTTATCTAAGATCTTGTCAGGGACTCTTGTTGGTGTTCAGATGTCACCTGGCACTGAAGTTCAAAAGGCTATTGAAGCATGTAAGCAGATTGAGAACATTATAAACAAGAAGGTTTCTATAGACTCTAATAAGAAGGAGTTAACTATAGAGAGTATAACTTCAGCTGCTGGTAGGTTTAAAGTAGTCCCTCTTTTTGGTGATAAGGGATCTCTTCAAAATTTAAATTATGATTCTAATGAGCCTGAAGACCTTCTTAGTTCTACAAAAGACATAAGAGAAATCATATGTGACTCTATGGGCATCCCTTTCGAACTTATTTTTGGTTCTGATGGTGAGTCAAAGGGAGAGCTTTTAAAACGGTATGCACGATATCTAAGAAGATTAAAGTCTATTCAAAAGGCTATTTCATCAGGAATGAGACAGGCGGTATGTATCCATTTAGTAAAATGCGGTCATACTTTTGATGAGGCAGAAGTTAAAGTTGAGTTTAGAAACAAGTTAATTGAGATTGATAATCTAGATAAGCTTGAGTTCATGGATACCACAGTAGGTTTCTTAGGGAATTTAAATAATTTTGTAAAAGATTTACATGATGAAAGTTCTATTGTTAAAGATGCGGTTAATGAAGATATCTTCATTGAATTCTTATCTGAGCAGTTTGAGACTATAGGGTTAGGAGGTTTGATTGATAGAGATGCAAAGACTTCTAAACCTGCTGAGGAGCCAAAAGAGCCTAAAGAGGAGCCTGAAGAGGAAATCTAAGTATGAGTAGACTACAGGTGGGGTTAAATAGATTAAAGGATATTATTAAAAAGAGTATAAGTATTGACCCTTCACCCTTTATTTTGAATCCATCAAAAAGTAAGAAACAAAAAGAAGTTGTTATTAAAAAGGTTAATGAGACTCCAGAACTATATCTAATTTCTTTTGAGGATAGGGATGACTAAAGAAGAGATGAGGCGCAAGAGGAGTAATCAGGTAGTTCTTTTTAAGTTATTTACAGGTGATAGTTTAGCAGTGATTGACATAGAGAGTATGTCTTTCCCACCTAGACATAAGATAGAAAAGAGTAAGGATGCTTTAGAGTTTATTAAAAAGAAGAAACCAAAGATAGCACTTGTAGATTAAGGAGGATCACAATGACTAAGATCAAGGAAACAAAAGAGGTAGTAGAGTTTTTTGTAAGATTACTTAATTGGATCTCTTATGCGTTAGAGGATAAGAAAGTAGAGTTTGTTGATGTGCTAGCCTTAGCACCTTCAGTGCTAGCAGCCAGAGCAGCTTTTGAAAACTTGGATGAAATACCTAAAGAGATATCTCACTTAAGTGAAAAGGACAAAGATGATCTTATAAATTTTATAAGGGATGAGTTAGATTTAGAAGATGATATGATAGAAGGTAAGATTGAGTATACTGTGCAATTAGCTTTAGAATTGGTTAGATTTTGCGTTTGGATTAAAGAGAAAAAGGCAAAGGATTAGAAAATGGAAGACAAGTGTTCATGCTCATGTAATTGTGGGGGATCTCTTAAAAAAGAAGAAGAGTTTATTGAATATATAGCTAAGGTAGAGAAAGAATCTAAAAAGTGTATGGAAGAATTTTTAGAGATTTGTGGTCGTATTAAAGATTCAGATACTAGGCTTGCATTAAATGCCTTGTATATGCATTTAAAATTAGAGGATTTTTTAAACTCACCTTTAGATTCAGCGGTAATAGAGAATGATAGTAGATTTTAAAGATAAGTCAGACCTTGTTTCGATAACACATGAGTACCCTCTAGTTCATCACTTCTCTGGAGCTAGGTGGGAAGTTAATAGTAATCACATAGAAATGGCTAAATGGATTAATGAGCATAAAGGTCACTTAAGTGCTTATATGTTCATTGTTGAAGTGGAATATTTAGCAGAGGAGCACATTGAAGATCCAAGATATCTTCAGAGGACTTATAGTATTGGTGCTAGTGAAGCTGTATTTGAGGCAAGACAAGAGTTAATAAACAGATTTTTTAGTAGTGAAGAGCTAGAAGCCTTGATTAAAGAGCATGAATTTTCTTTAGTTAAATACAATTATAAAGAGCAGCCTAAAGAAGAAAGAGCATTTAAGCATGAGGTTCATGATGCATTCTTTCGCTATCAAGAAACTAAAGAGATGGTTAAATTTATTATCCATCGTCTTGAAAATGCTAAATATAAATTAGATGAGTACGGCCATCCCATTGAAGATGATGAGGGTGATTTCATTCTAGAGGGTGATTCTAATATAATTAAGGTTAACAGAGAAAAGTTATTAGAACGTTTTTTAGTTCCAAAGATGCTTACTGAGTATCAGCGTGTATATAATATGCCAGAGCCTTTTAATCATTGGGACTCTAGAAGCTTTTGGCATCAGTTTTTCTTTTTAGAAAATCACGATACTGAAGAGATTATGGGAGAGAGAGGTCAAGGCGGAGGCAGTGGGAGCAGGGAGTCTAATGGACGATGGGCACATACCTTTGCTCAATTAACAAAAGAGTATGACTTTAAAATTCCAACTTGGCATTTGATATATGATAGGCATAATGAGTTGAGATGTCATACCTGTTATGACACATTTAAGTCATTGTCTTATGACCTTACTGGCAATTACGATTATGATCATAAAGAGAGCCGTAAACTTTTTGAAGGTCTTTTGATAGATGCAAAACGAGTTTAATGCAGTAACGTTTATTTATATCTACCTTCCATAGAATTTCTCAAAAAGCTTTAAATTTCATGTAAATACGTAACAGTGCGTCAAAAGGTTTAGTTTAGAAATCAAACTCATCTTCAAAGTCAGATTTTTTATATAAGTGAAGGTTACCTTCTTTATCTCTTACGAGGTAATCTAACTCTTCTCCAAAGAATATCCCTTTATCGTTCTCCACAATGAAGGGTGTTATAATTTGAAGATAGTGGAAGGCTTTTGGTTTTTTGTAGCAGGTCTTCATTACTTGATTAGTGAAATGTTCTTTTTTAAATCTCATTTTCTTCCCCCATACATTTAGAACACCAGACACTAAAGTCACTATAACCGTATGGAACAGCATGTAGCATATAAGCATCTTTAAAGGGAACAGTACATCCACAACAGATGCATACATTAGATTTTTCTTCTACCATAAATTTAAAAAGGTATTTCATTGTTTTAAGGTGTTCACCATCAAACCAAGTGGATATTTTAACGGGATATATACTCATTTTTGTTCCTTTGAGATAGTTTAGCCAAATCGTTTTCTTTAGGAAAATGAAAAAGAAACCATACATAGGAATTAGACTATAGGGGATATGAATGAGATTTGGATTTGTTATAGGAAACGGTGAGAGTAGAAAGAGTTTTAATTTAAAAAAGCTACTACCCAAAGGGCCTATATATGGTTGCAATGCTTTATATAGGGATTTCTCACCTACAATATTGTTTGCACGTGATACACCAATGCTTCAAGAAATAAAAGAAAATTATAATGGTGTGGTCACAGAATATGTAAAGCCTTATATTAATTATAAAAATAAGAGCATTAAAATACCTCATAACTTAGTTTTAGCAGGGAGTATTGCTCTTTGGTGCATGTGTAATGAGTATGTAAACAGTGAGTTGAGTTGCATTTATCTATTAGGGTTTGATCCTTTCCCTTCCAGGGATGATGGGGGGAAGAATAATCTTTATAAGAACACAATAAATTATGGATCTAATTTAGAGGCAGCAAATCCTAGAGTAACACAGTGTGTAAGTGATTTAAATTTCATCTTTGATCATTTTAAAGGTTTATTCAGTTTTACTCTAGTGGGTCAAAAGATCTCAAGCTTAAAGGGTTGTGAATTTATTAGTTACCACGAATTTGATACTATTTTAGAAAGCATAGTTTAAAAGAGGTGGTTTATGTTAGATGAGGACATCATTAGTGATCATGGATGCGTTTGTAATAATAGCTTAAATGGCAATAGGATGTTTTGTGATGATTGTATTTTAGAGTTTGAGGATCGGTTGATATGTAGTGGTCTTTTAGAAGAGATAGCATGCACTGAACTCTCAGAAGATGATGCAGCAGAGTATGCTTTTCGGGTGGTAAGAGTAATATTAAAAAATTGAGTTGATTATGTTTACAGTAATTAGTTTGGCTATCGGTGGTCTATATGAGGAATATGCTAAGTCTTTGGCAGCATCTATTAATAGAGTAGGGATTGATTCTTATAGAATATATAAAGCTCCTGATATGGGATCCTGGGAAAAGAATTGTCAGTATAAAGCAGTTGTTTTAAGGAGAGCTTTAGATCAATTTGACACACCCATAATATGGATAGATGCTGATGCAGAGTTTAAGTCATATCCTTTTCTCTTCAAGAAATTAACTTGTGATTTTGCATATTACTATTTTTCTCACACAAGAGAGAGTTTGAGTGGGACATTGTACATAGCAAACAATGAGCGAACTAAGGAATTTTTAGATCTTTGGATTGAGGAGAATTCAAAGAATGAGCGTTGGGATCAGGTTAACATGTCTAATGTTTTATCTACTTATAATAAGTTAGATATTTATCATCTTCCTATTGAATACTGTAAAATTTTTGATAATAAGCATCAAGAGTGTGAAAATCCTATTATTGTACATAATCAAGCTTCTAGAGAGGCTAAGAGGCTGAGAAGAGGTTTGAGTGTCTAACTTTGGAGATATAGATGTTAATAACTAGTTGCGTATGCGGTGGTACTGATTTTACTTTTGATAAGATGAACATGTTAGACATTAAGATTTGCAAAAAATGCGATCTTATACATCAAGAAGTCCCTCTTTCTTTAGAAGAGTACAATAATTTTTATAGCATTGATTATCATGGGGAGTATCAAGAGCAGATAGGATGCATACCCTACAAGAAGAGGTATGAGCATGATAGGAAGATAGCTAAGTTGAGGTTAGGTGAATATAATAGATATTTATCTCTTAACTCTAAGATCTTAGATGTAGGTTGTGGTAATGGTGCTTTTGTAGATGAGTTAAGGAGTAGAGGGTTTAGTAATTCATATGGTTCTGACTTATCATGTGAGTCTAATCAAAAGACTACTTTCATAGGTTCTTTGGAGTCGATTAACTTCCCAACAGAACATTTTGACGTAATAACTATCCATGATGCTTTAGAGCATATCCCAGATTTAAACTCTTTTATGAAAGAGCTTAATAGGCTAGTGAAGCTTAATGGGATGGCAATAATAGACTTCCCTGATTTTTTCAGTGATGAGGGAAGGCACCATTGGCGGCCAATTCAACATCTTTGGTATTTTAATAAGGATCAAATCATTAGTTATATGGAGCGATTTGGTTTCTACACACAAGATATAAAGAAGCCTATTCCTTCTAAGTATGTTTTTTATGTAAAGAAAGAGGTAGATGTTTTAAGTACAGGTCATAAGATCTTACTTCTACCAGGCATGGGAGATATCTACTGGGTAGGTACTAAGCTTCAATCTTTTTGTGAGAAGAAGAATATAACACTTCCATCATTATACGTATGGAATTTTGATAATAGGCCTCGCTCAGAGGATTATGTTAGGCGCATTCCTTTTGTTAAGTTTGGGGGGTATCATAACAAGCCTGTTGATGACTCAGTTATTAGAGACTCATATCTTAGGCATTGTAAGAAAGGGATTATAGCGGACTATAAAGAGTTTGATTATTACATCTCAGCCAACGGTCTTCTTAGAGATGGCTTTTCAATGGACGATGATGAGTTTTCTGAGTTTAAAACAGATTGGTACTTCCCTCTCTTTGAGCCGTTAGAAGAGAAGCTTGCAAAGCAAGAGTATAAAGAGAAGTATGGTAAGTACATCATGTGTTATTTTTCAGACCTTGGGATGTTCAAAGCTTGGACAAAAGATGCTAACCAAAAGATGATATATAACACTTTAAAATCTCTTATAAATTCTTTAGATGTCAGAATAGTTCTTACAGGGTGTGAGTGGGATACTAGGTTTAACAAAGCAATCAGATTCTTTGATAAAGAGAAAAATAAGAACATCATAGATATGGTTGGCAAGACAGATATAGATCATTTATTTGGTCTAATGAAGGGTGCAGAGATGGTGATTGGATGGTGTGGAGGCAACACTATCATGTCAACTAGATTTAGAGTTCCTACTTTGATGTTCTGGAATAGATACTTTAACAATAAGAAGTTTTGGAATTATGCTTGCCCTCCAGATAGTCTAGGTAATTGGTATTTTCCGAATGGCACGGAAAATTATGAGATGAGAGAGATAGTAACTTTAGCTAGTAGACTTATTAGATAGATGGGTAGCTTATGACTATTAATGAGTTAAGAAGTAAAATTTTAGATTTATCTATTCAAATTTTAGATCTTCTATCATCGTATCAACTCTCACCAAAGCCTTTACCAAAGCAAGATCCTAAACCGAGTACTGTACAAGATATAGAAAAGTCAGGGAGAAGAATAGGTAAGACAAAGGCAACAAGCGCTAAAGGCATTACTGCTATAAAGACTTTTGAGGGGTTTAGAGAAGTGCCATATGAAGATGTAGGAGGAGTTCTTACTGTAGGGTATGGGCACACAGGTAAGAAAGCTTGTAAAAGAATTTCTAAAGAAGAAGCTGAGAAGTTGCTTATTGAAGATGTTAGAGACGCTGAAGCTTGTATTAATAAATTTGTTACAGCATCTCTTTTACAACATGAGTTCGATGCTCTAGTGAGTTTGATCTATAACATTGGAGCAGGAGCTTTTAAAAAATCCACTCTTCTTAAAAAACTTAACACAAATGCAAAGTATGATGCTGCTAACGAGTTCTTGAGATGGGATATTGCAGATGGTAAAAAGTTAACCGCTTTAAATAAAAGAAGAAGATCCGAAAGACGGATGTTTTTGGCCTCTGAATATAAGGGATATAATGTCTAAGTTGACAGAGAAGACCTCTAAACTAAACTTTCTTAATGAAAGTTTACCATAACCTAAATTTAAAGTCAATATGGCTTAAAGAAATAATCTAAAAAGCTTAAATTTTTGACTACCCCTGGGTTTTTTGAGTATAAAAATCATCATTTTCTAATTGTTCTGTAAAATCAGCTAGTTGCTAAATTGACATATTTAGAAGTTTACTTTTTTTTGACTACCCCTGGGTTTTTTGAGTACAAAAACTCTCATTTTCTAATTACTCTGTAAAATCAATAGCTCCTACATTTTGGTTTTCCTCTAGACAATTTGAAATTAATTTAAACGGATAAATACAGTGTATATATTGTGCGGTGGGGGTTTAGATGAGATTTAAAGGTGTAGTAAAATGGTATGATAAAGAAAAGGGATATGGTTTCATTATCCCAAGTGATGGTGGTAAAGATGTTTTTTTACATTGTAGTAATTTAGTCAACAAGCCAACATTGGAAAGAATAGAAGAAGGTCACCCTGTTGAGTATGAGATTTTTGATTCTAGGAAAGGTAAAGAGGGTAGAGATATAATTTTTCTAGATGAAGGAAATATGCTCCGACACAAAAAGGATTGGGGTCCAGGCTTTAGAATTTTTAAGTGTTCAGAATGCCAACATAAATGGAGAGAAGTATGTAGAGATTGCGTATCTACAGCAGATTTACCATGTCCAGAATGCAAAGAAAATTGTTACCCTATAGGCTATGAAAAGCATTATGAATGGGAGACTGATGAATTAGGAAATTTAATATATGACGTTGATGTTGATCAGGAGTAGTCGTGATGAGCAAAGCAAAGCATTTACTTGAGATGAGTATAGGTGTTATTCTTAACATACAAAATAAATTAGCATCTCCAGAATTAGATAATGAGACTAAAGAAAAGCTGGCACTAGCTGTTTTAGAAGATCCTTTTGCTTCAGAAGGGCAGAAGGCAGAAGCTCAAAGATGGCTAGATTCATATAAAGGTACTAAAATGGATCTGTAAGAATGATGAAAAATCTGTTTAAATTGACTCCAGGTTATGATGGTGAGAATATAATAAATGACATGCTTTGCTGGTCTGCAAGGGTAGACAGCATGGAGATTTTAGGATTAATTAGAATATTACTGTGTCAATATAAGTCAGTTCCGAGAACTAATAGATTAAAAGATCAGATGTTTGATCTACTGAATAGTATGGTTGAGCAACATAGGGAATATGTTGATAAGCATCAAATTTAAGAGGGAAGTAATGGCAAAAGTTAGAGATTTAATGGAAAAGGTAGGAGTCTTTGAAATATTTACAGAGAATGTAGCAGCTCTTCAATCTGAGATTATTAAAGATGCATTGATGCAGAAGTTAGAAGAGTTTGGTTTTGACGGTGTAGAAGTTTCTGAAGTAGAAGTCCATGAGGATGGAAACATCATAGTAGAGTTTGAGGACTTTGAAGGCGATGAGATGACTGTACTGTTTGGTATAGATGAAGTTGAAGGCAGTTATGCTTTAATAGTTACTGATGATATGGAAGATGAGTTATTTGATTTTGAGGATAAGGATGTATTAGAAGTAGATCTCTCTCCATTAAGTCCTCTTGAAGTTGATACCCCTCTTGGAAAGTATATCAACTTAGTTGATCTAAGTTGGATGAACAAGTCAACGCTATCAGCATTATTAAGTGTAGGTGATATTGATGCTGAGATTGAAGGTGGTGATGAGCAAGAAGATCCTATGGGTGATGAAGAGGGAGAAGAAGAGGCTGGCGATGAAGAGGTTGGAGATGAGGAGGATGTTGGGGAGTTATTTAAAGTTGTAGTTAGGGGATTAAAAAAGATCAAGCTTCCTCTTATTAGGAAAAAAAGAAGAAAAATTCTAACTTCAAAACAGAGGGCAGGACTTAAGAGAGCTGTTATAGCAAGAAAAAGAGTAGCTTCTAAGAGTGCAAGAAAGCGTCAAAAGTCTTTAAAGTTAAGGAAAAGCTTAGGTGTTAAAAGAACTGGAACACCTAAAGGATATAAAGTTTCATCTACTTAGGGTTTTACTATGAAGATTTATGTAACTTTTGGGCAAGGACATAAACACATCCTTAATGAAAAATTATTTGATAAAAACTGTGTAGCTGTATTTGAAGCTGAATCCCCTGTAAAGGGGAGAGCTAAAGCTTTTGAGTTATTTGGTAAGTACTTTTCAGGTGAATATCCAGAAGACAAATGGAATGATGAGTGGATGTCCTTTTACCCTAGAGGTTATATAGAGATTTAGTTATGGTTTATAATTATATATTTTTGTTTTTAGCTTTAAGTTTATATTCATTCTCTTTTTTTCATACCTTGGCAAACATAGCAGAGTTCATTTATAAGTTAGTTAGAGATAAGCATTTTGATGTTATTGATTTCACATTTCCTCTTGTCTCTTTAATGTTAGGCAACATCTGCTTGTTCATTTCTTGGTTCTTTAAATAGGCCAAGCATACCGTTTCTGGTTTTCCTGTTAGACGTAAATTCAAAGTTAAGTATGATAGAGGTTAGATATGAGATATTTAATTTTTTTAATTGTATTTTTATTTTCAACTTTAGCTTGTGGGTATTCGTTTGAGGATGTTCAATACATAAGAAATTATGATGGTGATACTATAACGGTTAATATAGCTAATGTTCATCCATTGCTAGGTGATAAGATAAGAGTAAGGCTTAACAACATAGACACATATGAAATGACCTCTAAAGATCCAACTTCGAAGAAGCTTGCTATAGAAGCTAAATTATATGTAGAGTCTGTGATGAAGAGAGCTAAAAAGATTGATTTATTAAACGTAAAAAGATGTGCTTTTTTTAGAATTGTTGCCGATGTTTCTGTTGATGGCAAAGACTTAGTTACCCTGATTAAAAACAAGGGTTATGATGAGAGCAAACCAAAAGTAAATTTGAATAAAAGTAAAAAATAATTCTTAATAAACTAAATTCTTAGTAAATTTAAATTTGATCAAATAGATAAAACAAAACAGCTAATGTCGGTAATACACTTTTAACTCTTTAAAGAGGAGATAGTTATGAGATATTTAGTCTTAGTTTTATTGTTTGTAAGCAACGTCACTTATGGAACTTTCCTACCTGAAAACAACTTAGATCAAGAAGACAATTATTTAACTGCTAACATGTCAGAGTATGAGTTCAACAATTTAATTTACGAGTTTTACAGCACTTACCAAAGTATTTATGAGAATTTAGGTTATAGATTAAGCGTAAAGGGTAATTGGAGTGACAGCACAGTTAACGCCTATACTTACATGGAAGGTAATACAGTCTATATAGAGATCTTTGGAGGTTTAGCTAGAAGACCTGAGTTGTCGTTAGATGGTTTCTCTTCTGTATTATGTCATGAGGCAGGACATACGTTAGCTGGTTTTCCTTTTTACCAAGGTGAGGGTATGGCGGCAGAGGGTCAAGCAGACTATTATACAACTCAAGTTTGTCATAAGAGGATTTGGCAGTATTCTAACAATCAAGGGTATGCATCTTTTCTTGATGCAGAAGCAAAAGTAAACTGCAATAGTACTTCTGATAAAGAGTTGTGTTATAGGTCACAAGCAGCTGGGTTGAGTTTAGCGAAGCTTTTATCAAACGGTGGTAGAGTTTCTTATTCAACACCAGATAGAACTGTTGTTAGGTCAACTCAAACCTCTCACCCTAATGCACAGTGCAGGTTAGATACTTATGGAGCTGGTTCTTTGTGTGGTGTGCAGTGGAATGATAATGTAGTCCCTCTATCAGAAGAAGAGTCTTATTGGTATCTTTGCAAGAGTGGACAAGCAGCAAGGCCTAGATGTTGGTTTGCTCCGAGGATGTAAATTTTGAAGTGTTTTGTTATAGGTAATGGTGAATCTAGAAAAGAGTTTGATTTAACTAAGCTGCTTTTAAATCCAAGAGAAAACTTCCCTGTATACGGATGTAATGCTTTATATAGGGACTTCATCCCTGACATTTTATTTATCTCAGATCAAAGGATGATAGAAGAGACTAATCCGTTAAATATTAATATAGCGAAAGTAGAAGGGCATATTGTTAAATTTAATGATGGGACAATTTTATGTCTTCCTAATAGTTTTAAAGTCACTGGGATTATGGCTTTGCTATGCGCTCCTCTTCTTAATATTGAGATAGAGGATTTTTATTTAGTAGGTTTTGATATGTATCCTAGTGAGGAAACAGGGAAGCTTAATAACCTATATAAAGACTCTCTCAATTATAGAAAGTCGGATGAGTGCTACAGGCAGATGGTAAGTCATTCAGTACCAGCATTAAAGTTTGTTTTTAAACTTTATGGAAATAAAAACTTTATTATGGTTAATGATAAAAAATCACAATATTTTAATGAATGTAAAAATTTATACCATATTTCATATAATGAATTTAATAAGGTTTTAAAGTATGGCAGAGAATAGATTAGATGCTAATATAGTTTTATTATTAAATAGGATTGGGACAAAATTTATTATGTCTACCGATTCTATAGAGAAGGCAGATTTAAACATGGCGGCTATTTTATTAAACAGCGCTCTTTTAATTGGTGAGAAAGATATTTCAAGGGCTAATAGGTTATACAGGTTAGCTAGTAGGTTATATAGAGAGCGAAGTGAGGTTGTAGAGGAGGCTATGCATGAAGTTTAAATCTGAATTAGATCGGAAGCAATTTGCTGTAGAGATGTCAGACCTAGATATAGCTCTTAAGCAAGTTGATGAGAAGTGGACTCCTTCTGATGAGATAGTAGAACTTTTTTTAAAGAGAAGAAAAGATCTAGTAGGTAAGTTAAAAAGTTTCAGAAAGTCTCAGGTCACTAAAGGCCAGTGGCGCAAGAATAGATATAAGATTATGAGGGGTATAAAGGCTTTTCATAAGTCTACTAAGGGTAAGCAGTTTCATAGAGCCATGTCTAGATTTTTAATTTCAAAGAATGGTAGTTTTTTAAGTAACCCATTTTTAAGTAATGAAGCTTTAAAAGCTCTCTCATCTTTAGAGACTCATCTTTATATAGAGAATGATTATTATCTAGCTAACATTTTAGAGGATGTTGATAGAGAGATTTTATTAGAGGAGTTAATTCCTACGATAGGCAGATGCAAAGAAGCTCTTTTAACTGAAAAAGAATTTTCTAATTCAGATAGAGAGATGTTAGTAAGGGTAACAGATCCAAGTTTTTTAATCTCATCGATAGCAACTGTTAATGCCACACCTTGCTCGGAAGTTGAAGTAGCGTGGAAGCACATACAAGAAGAGTTAATCACATCGGGTATGGAAGAGTGTGAAGACGGTTTTTACGTAACATTAATAGAAAAGCTAAATTCAAAATTTGAAAAAGTGTAAGGCACCAATTAAATTCGTTTTCCTACATAGATGTTTATTTTTGAGGGTTTTATGCAGCAATTTTTAAGAGACGAGTTTGATCCTAAGATCAGATTTACTATCACAGAGTCGAGTGAAGTTGACGGCACACATATCTTAGCTAAAGTTGCTGGGCAGTTTTTTTCCCCTGAGAATTCTTCTAGAAACAACCGATATTATTCAAAAAACTTATGGGAAAAAGTACTGAATAGTAATAAAGTTAAGTCATTGTTAAATGATCGAAGAATGTTTGGGACTATATCTCATGAGCAGAACATAGATGACAAAGCTCTTTTAGATGGGAAGCTAAGTCATATAGTCACTAAGTTGGAAATAATGCCAAGTGAAAAGGGTGAAGTAGGGTATGGAGAGGCTTTAATTCTTAATACACCAGCAGGTAATATTTTAAATACGGTAATTAGAGCTAACTCTAAAGTTTTTGTTTCGTCTAGAGCCTTTGGTAAATACAAAGGCAATGTAAATGGAGTTCCTAAAGTTGATGAGGATTCTTACGATTTCAGAACATTTGATTTTGTTTTGGAGCCTGGGTTTTTAGAAGCGAATCCATCATTAGCGGAGTCTTATAATAAGTTGAACGAAATTGAGGGAGAAATTAATATGGGTGGTAACGAGTTAAATGAAAAGATGTTGGATAATATTATAAACGAAAATAAAGAGTTAAGGACAGACTTAACTAATGCTCTTAATGAACTTGAGAAGTACAAGAGCGATAATCTTTCTCTTTCCGAAGAAAATTTAATGGTTAAGGAAAGCGTGAAGATTTTAGATTCTTATAAAGACTTAGGTAGTGCAGAAGAAATTTTAGAGGCTTTAAATCTATGTGAGAAAGAGATCACTTCTCTTAGAGGTCTTAAAAAAGGTCTTTCTTCTAAAGTAGAGGCTTATAAAAAATTAGGTGAGACAAGTGAGATTTCTAAAGTGTTTGATGTTTTTGAATCTACAAGAAACAAACTTATCGAGCTTACAGATGCTAAGTCTGTAGGTGAAGCTCTTTCTTTAACTGAGAGGAGTATTGATTTAGCTTTAGAAAAATTAACTAAGTATTCTAATTTAGGTTCTATAGCTGAGATTACTGAAGTTTTTAATAGATATGAGAAGCTTTTAAAGAAAATGGAAGAGTCAGCTAAACTTGAAGAGATTAGATCTATAGCTAAAGACCTTGGTATTTCTAAAGATCTAGTTGAGAAGGTTTATGGGAAGATGGACAAGAAAGCTATAAAAGAATTTTTTACAAAAGTTAAAAATGAAAATAAAACAGTTGTAAAATATTCAGGTAGAAATATGAATGAGTCAGTTTCTTCTAAATCATCTAAAGAAAAAAGTGTAATCAATGAGTCAAGAGGCGAGAGACTAATGAAGAAATTCATGGTCTAACCTTTTAGTATATAGGGGTTGCCTACACTATAGGTTCCTCTTTTAAGGGAGTTAATTATTTTATTTTAATGGAGAAAGAACAATGGAAGTTCAACAAATGCATGAAAACAAGATCAAGAATCTTGCTGAAAGTTATTATGATAAGTATCGTGATCAAGTAGATCTTCTAGAAAAGTCAGCTAATGCTAAGATCAAAGGTGGTTTAGACCTTATGGATGTATATGCATTAGGTAAGCAGCTTCAAGCTTTTGAGTGCTATAAGTCTATCTGTGAAGAAGAAGGCAACGTTAACCAATTAGGTTCTATTCCTAAAGTTGCTTTTGATGTTATCACAGCGGTTCAGGGAGTAAGTGTACTTCCTTTGATAGCTTCTAATCAGCCAATCGATGAAGAGAGAGGCAACGTTTATTTTAAGAATATTAGAGCAGCTACAACAAAAGGAAATTTGACAGCAGGTCAAACTCTTGTTGACCCAAGAACTGGCGTAGTTACTCCTATTGGCTATTCTTCTGGTTTGATCTCAAGTGAAACTGGCGCAACAGGTAACGGCACTCTTAAAGCTTTTTCTTTTACACTAGTAGCCAAGCCTATCAAGTCTGAATCTCTTAAGATATCTGTAGAAGGTTCAACAACTGTTTATGGTGAAGATGTTGGCAGTGGAAAGATTTTAGGAGCTGGTGTTTGGGGAACAGTTAACTATGTTACAGGTGAAGTAGCTCTTACTTTTGGTGATGCAGTAGCAAACGGTAAAAAAGTTTATGCTACATACCAGCAAAATTTTGAATTATCTGCTGATCTACCACAAATAGACACATTCTTTGATTCTAAGGGTGTTACTGCTGAGATTTTTGCTCTAAAAGGCACAATTGGCATGTTACAGTCTTATGGAATGAAGAATCGCTTTGGTCTTCTTGCTGATGATGAGCTTTCTAGAGATCTAGTAGTAGAACTTAATAGAGAGATGGCAGGTAGAGCTATTAGACAGCTAAGAGCTAATGCTGTAGGACAAACAATTTGGGATAAGACACCTCCTTCAACACACATCCCTTATTCAGATCACAAGCAGACATATGTTGATTATCTACTTCTTGCTGAGAGTGAGTTAGTTGGAAACGCTGGTCGTGGAACTATCACTCATTTGATCGTAGGTAAAGATCATGCTGCTGTTATCGGTGGTCTACCTAACTTCACAAAGATGTTTGACGGAACAAGTTTAGGCGCTCATGTTTTTGGCAGACTAGATAACGTAATTGTTATTAGAGTTATTGAGCCAGCAATCTTAGGTGCTAAAGAAGGTATCGCTCTATGGAAAGGTCCATCACCTTTTGAAGCTCCTATAGTATATGCTCCATTCATGCCTCTAGTATTAACAGGCACAATTCCTATGTCACCAAACCCTCTTGGTCAGATGAAAGCTGTTGCTTGCTGGGCAGGTATTGAATCTCTTGTGGGACAATATGCTACTAAGTTTGATATAATTGAGTCTTCTTTGTAAGGTTTAACGGAATAATGTTGTTTTATGGAGTGGGGTAGTTTACTTCACTCCATATTTTTTAAGAATAGGAATAAACTATGGATTTTACGTTTAAAAATATAAGTGAGTTTGGATTAGTATTAAAAAATAAAATTGATTCAATATTAATACCACCAGGCAAGACAATTACTTTTTTTAATAAGTCTGAAATGGATAAATACATGTCGGATATTAATGTTTTCCTTGGAGGTAAGTTAGAGCAGGTGAAATGTGTGAGTACTAGAGAGGTGTCCTTATCTACTCCAATGGAAGTTTTAGTTGAGAGAAAAACTACTACTGAAGTTAGCGATGAAAAGCCGCCACAAAAAAAGAGAGGTAGAAGGGCAAAACTATGAATTTAAAAGATATTTTTAACAGGGTATTAATAAACACAGGTCAATTTTTAATTGCCTCTGATGAGATAGAACTGAATCAAGATATTTTTGCTGTACTAGTAAATAAACTCTTGTCTACATATAACAGATATTGTCCTCACAACCGTCAATTTAACCTAAATCTAGAAACTAGAGATTTTACTTTTACAGCTACCACTATAACCATGGAAGGTAATTTAACAGGCATACCAACAAGCATAACAAGTGCGGTCCCTGTTAGGATCTCTGGAGTGTATCCTTTTTACTTAGATGAGAGTAGATGGAACACTAATCCATCATTAGTTCAAAAAACAGAATATCCTGTATCTTATAGAAAGCCTACTTTGTATGTCCCAGTGCAAGGGCAATATGATCTACATGCAATATATAATCATGCGATAAGGGTTGATGTTGTTCAGGGAGAGAAGCTTTATTATTTAGATACACTTGATGAGAATGAGGATCATTTATTTATAGATTTAATCACGGCACATTTTTTAATTGGGTTAGGTAGGAGTAGGAGAGCTTTTACTTTGAATGACCTTCCAATTTTATCTGATGCAGGTGAGTTAGTTTCGGATGGTAAAGAGTTAGAAGAGAAAACTTTAACTGCATTAAAAGAAGATGCTAGTAAATGGTATTTAGCTTGGGG